TGAAGTCAAACCGAAGAAACAATTACTGCCTCCGAAGCCTCCTAAACGACAAACTAAGAGATATCTCAACGAAGTTGCTACATATGCCGTAAATCAAGCAAAATTTAAGGCAGCAGAAGACTTTTGTAAAGAAAGAAGACTAAAATTTCGAATTTTAACTGAAGACCACCTTACATAATACATAAATAGTATGTATGTTAGACTTACTTGAAAGAATACAAGGTGAAACTCCGTTAGAAACAGAGAAACGAAGTCAGGAAAGTTTAGAGTGGTTTAAAGGAAGACTTAGAAAGATAAGACAACCTGTAAATAAACTAATTACAGACGATGATTTTCCTGTTGTTAGCAAACCAGAGTTGGGTAGAATGTATATGTATCGTTATGATGCAAAATACCAAGATGTTCTGCCTTATTGGGATAAATTCCCACTCACTATTGTGTTTGAGTTTCTTACAGACGGTTTTATGGGCATAAATTTACATTACATTGCACCAAGGTATAGAACACCATTACTTTTAAGTCTCTATGAGATAGCAACTGATAATGAACAAGATGAAGAACGAAGAGTTATGTTATCATATCAGTTAATTAAGACTGTTTCTGGTCTTAGATATGCAAAACCATGTGTAAAGAGATATCTTTATGCACATATCGATTCTAGGATAGCAGAAGTGCCTATGGATTATTGGGATATGATGGTGATGTTACCGTCACAACAATTTAATGTTAATGCAAACAAAGTATATGCAGATAGTAGAGAGAAATTTTAATGGATATTAATAAACTAAAATCAAATTTCGATGCAGGTGCATTGAATAACTATTTCCAAGTCAACATGTTTTGTCCTCAATTGGGATTCAACATAGAAGGTGTTAGATGTGAAGCAACAAGTCTTCCAGGAAGAAGTTTAGCAACCAAAGATTTTTATACAACAGGAACAAATACAAAAAAAGTCACACAGGTTAACAACACAAATGAAGTTGATTTTACCTTTATATGTGATTCAAGTTTCTTTGATAGATACATTATCGAAGCATGGCAATCGTCTATCTTTACTGCAGAAGATGGAAATAGTATTAAACCAATCTTAATGTATCCAAAAGATTATTATGGAACAATAGAAATAGAACAATTTAGAAGAGACTCATCAATGGCACTAAAATATAAATTTTATGATGCATTTCCAGTCTCTTACGAACCAATGTCACTCTCAATGGGTGAAAGTGCATTGTTAAAATTTACATGCAAATTTGCATTTAAAACATTTGATACTGAATATGGGGATGCACCTCAACTTTCGGTACTAAATAAAGGAAGACGATATCTTGATTTAGCAAGAGAGAGTCTTACAGTTGCAAGTAGGTTTAGTAGTAAATCTAAAGACATGTTAGGGAAACTTAACAAATTAGATTCTGCTGGGTCAAGACTTAGCAATTTACTAGGTGGTGGCATCTAGTAATAACATTATGGAGTAAATTATGGGATTACCAATCCAATCAGCACCGACATATAAAACGGTGCTACCAAGTGATGGTCGTGAAGTAAAGTTTCGACCTTTTCTTGTTAAAGAACAAAAGGTTTTACTTTTAGCTAAAGAGAGTGAGGATAAAAAAGAATCACTCGAAGCAGTAAAGACGATGATTAATAATGTGACCTTTGGGGAGATTAATGCAAATGAACTTGCAACAATCGACTTAGAATGGTTGTTTATTAAGATTCGTGCTGTATCAGTTGGAGAAACTACCACTGTTAAAATGAAATGTCAAGAAGATGACTGCTCAGGAACAGGAGATGTTTCAATCAATTTTGATAATGTTGAAGTTAAAGGTGAACTGATTGATAATACTGTGATGATTAGTGATGATGTTGGTGTAGTTCTAAGATTACTTAGAGTACAAGACACTACTGAAATAGAAGATAGTGTGGATGAAAATGAATCCATATTTAAACTTCTGAATAAGTCAATAGATAGAATCTTTGATGCAGAAAGTGTTTATGAAAGAAATGATATATCTGACGAAGATGTTGATGAGTTCATTGAGAACTTAACAATAGGTCAGGTTGAAAAGTTAACAGATTTCTTTCAAAGTGCTCCAAGACTGGAACATGATGTTGAGTTCAAATGTGAAGTTTGTAATTCTCAACAGACGAGAAAACTACAGGGATTAGCAAATTTTTTCTAATCGCCCTTTCTCACGAGTCGGTGTTTAATTATTATAACACCAACTTTCAGATGATGCAACATCACAATTATTCATTAACAGAATTAGAGGATATGATGCCGTGGGAAAGGGAGATTTATGTTAATCTTCTCTTAAACTACTTAGAACAAGAAAAGCAGAGACAACAGAATAGTAAACAATAATCTTTATTATGTATGCCGTGATTAACAATATGGAGTTATTAAAATGGCAGAAGAAACTAAAGACATGTCAAGCAATGAGGTGGAGATTGATTTAGATAAGTACATGGCACTTATCGAAAAACTTGACGAACAGGAAGATGTAATCCGAGAAATGAAAGAAGATGCCATTAAGGCAAAACGAGGATTAGAACCACCAAAAAGAAAGTTTATAGACTTGTTCTTAGACGACAACGATTTGAATGAGAAAGCAATCATCGGATTTATCTCATTCTTTTTAATGATGTGTTTCGGTATAACAGACCTAGTCACAGCACTAGTTTGGGATATAGACTTAAAAGTCTCTGAAACAATCTATACATCATTTGTAGTAGTCACACTAGGTGCATTTGGAATATCCGAAGCAGGAAAAGCATTCGGTAAATAAAGGAAAATTTAATGGCAGACGAACTAGATAAAAGAGTTAGTGAACTAGACAAACAACTTACCAAGGCTGCAAAAACCTTAGAAGATAATGTTAAACTCGAAGGAGAAAGAAACAGAGCAATTGCATCTTCTACTAGTGAACAGAAAGAATCATTTAAAAATTTAATTAATGATTTAAAAGAGGTTAGACCTGAAACTGCTAAAATCGTTGCAGATTTTAAAAGTGCTGGTGATGATACACTCAAAGGTGCTCTCTTAAATAAGAAAATGTCCGTTGCCATTGAAGCAGCAACCATTGCTACAACAGAAGGAATGGATGCTTTAACTGAAGAACAGTCAAAGGCACTAAGTCAAATTTTTGGAGATACTACAGAAAAACTATCTGAAGTTCTAGGACCTATTGCAAAACTTACTGAAGAGATAGCATCAACAGAAGAAGAAATTGCAAGGACAAAAGATTCTATATTTGAATTTGAATCTGCCATTGCAAGTACCGAAAAAGATATCGCAGACCTTGTACTTAGAGAAGCAGAGTATAAGAAATCAATTATTGCCCAAGAAAAACTTATGGCAGAACTTGATGCGAAGATGTCCGAAGAAGTGCATGATAATAATAAAAGAACTCATGCATTACAAATAGCGGCAATCCAGGATAAAATTAACGCTGCTGTTGAAGAAAATGCTTTAGAAAAAGCAAATATAGATTCTATGTCTGCAAACAGACAAGAGTTATTAGAGACTCAACAATCTCAGTTAAGTATTGAAAAAAATATACTAAACAATAACGAAATCACTCTACAAGAAAATTCAGATAAACAAGAATCTCTAATGAAACAAGAGACTGCTATCCGTGAAGAAATGTCTGCAAATATGGAACAGGCAAAGAATGACCAGTTATCAGGTCTTACTGACTTCTCTGACGGATTAAAAGGTCTTACAGGTTTCGACCTTATAGGTCAATTAGATGATGCCGTTAAGATGTTCAACAATGCACAAAAGGTTATGAGTGGAGTTGCACAAGGTTTCTCTAAAGGTGTTGAGTATATGAAAGGTATCAGTATAGAAGGTATGACTGAGAAATTCAATAATGTAATGGGTACAGTTCAGAAAGGTTTCAACTTTGCAAAAACAGGTCTTACAAAGATGGCCAAAAGATTCATGGTGACCATGAGTACATTCTTTACATCAATGGTAACATTCTTAACACCTGTTATGATTGCAGCGGCAGGATTACTCATGTCAGCGGCACCTTGGATTCTATTAGGTCTTGCAGTAGTAGGAATAGTCTTAGCAGGTATGAAACTATATGAAGAGTCTGAAGGATTTAAAGCAGCGATTGATACAGTCATAGGGTATTTTATGGATATCAAAGACTCAATCTTTAGAATCTTTGGTGGATTCTTTGACTTCTGGAAAGGTCTATTCACAGGAGACTTCGACTTAATGTTCTCTGGTCTTAAAGATGCATTTGGTGGAATATGGGATTTAATCTCGGCACCATTCAAAGCAATCGGTGATTTCTTTAAGAATGTATTTGGTATTGATATCATGGCAAAACTAAAACAAATGGCAAAAGCAATATTGCCAGGTGTAGTTTACAGAGCATTATTCGATGATGATGTACCTGAAATGAATGAGGAAATGAAAGAGAAAGGATTAGATGCTGCTGAAGAGTCTGGTCTATATGAGAAGAAGGGAATTGGTAGAGCATCAGTTGTTAATCCTGATATGATTATCACTGCACCTAATAATCAGTTGAACGCAATTCTTGCTGATGATGATATTGGTGATGAAACTAAAGAGTTAATTATAAAAGAACTAGAGGCAAGAAAATCAATTATTGCAAGTTATAATGAGGCAAAAACTGCCTTAGATGCTGGTCAAACCAATCTAGCAGATGGTTCTGATGCAGAGACAATTATGGAATTTGCAGAAGAAGACATGGCATTGAGACGAGGTGCTCAAATCGATACTGCAACACAAGAGGCAAGACCAGATATTAATGCCGCGGCAAATGCAGTTGCTTCAGTTGTCCAACAGAATAATAATAACTCACAATCAACAACCAATGTGATGAACACTAAAGATTCTGCAAGGGATGAGAACGATAGATATTATGACGATATTATGGTTGGTGTCTAAACTTAGACTTTCTTGGAATAACTTTTGTTTTATCTTTGTGCATCTGAGTAGATGCGTGTGAAGGAGTTTCTTTACGAGACTTCAACTCTGGTTTTGGTTTACCAAAGATTTTCTCCCAATTATCAGCATAGAGTTCTTCATTTGAGTTCCTTCTTTTAGAACCTTTTCCCCCATGCCAGTTGCTCATTATCTCGGTCTATAACCTTTAGTGGACGCTCTCTTTGCATCAAGTTTCTTTCTTCTTTTGATGTCTTGATTCTTTTGATTCTTGGTGGTATTAGGTTTCTCGTAATACTGTCTATCACGAACCTCTTGAACTATACCTGCCCTCTCACATTGTTTCTTAAATCTCCTAAGCATTCTATCGAAAGGTTCCTCTTGTCGATTCTTAGGGTTGATTTTTGGTCTCACTTCTGGCATAATTCTCCTGTTTAAAATAAATGTATAGTCGCCCCACGCTTTACAGCATCCCGCTCTATACCGATTATTCCGCTATTAGCTAATAATCTTTCCCTTACTTGGTGCCCCCATTTTTGTCCACGGTCCAAGTCTGCCCTTGTTCTTGCATCACTTATACATAATATAAACACAAGGGCACCCAACTCAAAAACTAGCTATCTTCGGCCAGTTTTTTGAAGTAATCCATCGCGTCGTCACCATTGCTTGACTGTTCAGACGATGATTCTGCTGATGCGATTACAGGTTCACTAGCAACACTTTCAGTGTTCACATTTGACCATGGCACTTCTTCCTGGTCTTCTGCAATACTTTCTGCTGTGCTACCTGATATTGCACCTGATAGACCTAATACTCTATCAAGTTTCTCTTTGAGTTCGTCATAAGACTTAAACTCATCTGGAGAGATTACTTCACTTAGAGAATGAACTTGACTAAATGTAGAGTTAATCATTGCTTCATCACCTAATGGAGATGTAGAATCAAACTCTGATTTGTCATAGTTCCAGTAACCATCAACTTTTCTAATTTTGATTTTGAAGTTTGCACCTTCAGTCATATCAAATGGGTTGATTGCACTTTCATCCTCAAATGCTGGAGAGATTGCCTCTTTGAGTTGTTCAAAGATTTTCTTTCCAAATCTGTATTTGAAAACTCTTCCTTCATTGTCTGGATTCTTAGGGTCTGAAACAACATAAACATTTGAGACATAGTGAAGTCTACGCTTCTGCTTTCTCGCTTGTTCTTTGTTTGCTTCGATACCTGAATTCCACAATGTAGTATTGTATTCAGACACAGGGTCTTTTTTATTAAGAGTCGTTAAAGACTTCTCAATATACCACCCACCAGGTCCTTGAAAACCATGGTCCCAATATGAAACCCACGGCATTTCTTCTCCTTGTGGTGTTGGTAAAAAACGAACTACTGCATAACCGTTACCTGATTTATCAAGTTCTGGTTTCCACATAGTATCGTCATTGTAGGATTTTTTCTCACCTTGTGCGGGTGAAGCAGTTTCCATCGCTGCTCTTAGCTTATCTAATGATGCTGACATTGTATTCTCCTATTGTATTCGTATAACATTGTATTTGCATTTTATTAATCAGTACAAACCTATGCACTGACTAGTCCATTATAAGACTTACATAGTGTCCTGTCAACCAGGTTTTCTGTAAATCTTATAAAGTCCTGGGTATATTTATACCCAAAATCGGTATTACTCACACAAATCTATTAATTTTGATTTGTATTTCACTCGGTTGAATTCCACGAATGATTTGTATTTGTTTATTTTGACATGAATTCCAGGATAAATGATTCTCTCTGATATCAATCTATCCCAATCTTTAGTAAATTCTATAATCTCATCCATAATACAGATTGTTTCTAAAGATACTTTCTTTGCCATAAACTCTTTTAAAAGAATAGGGTGTTGTCCGTTCTTCACTTCTAACACCTTTTGTATATTCTTCTTTCGAAGTAAATCACTTACTTCTGTTTCGAATAGATAAGTCAACTTTTGGTTATTCTTCTTCCATTCTTTGTAAACTTTAGCACACTCATCACTCAATAAATCTCCTGCCCACAAATCCTTTTGAGAAAGGTTTGCAATATAGAAATCCTGTAGTTCGTGTTTATATGTTCTAAACAGTTTACCAAAATGATACTTATCCTTTCGTTTAAGAAAGGACTTTATATCTGCTTTGACTTTGCCATTATACTTAACAAAGTCATACTCGTTAGAATAGAAGTGTAGTTTTATACCGAGGTATAAAGTGTATGCATCATATCCTTCACGACTGGTCATTAAGTAATGATTTTCTTTTCTGCTGGTGTTTGAATTAAAGGTTCACCTTTAACTGCAGTTGTATATGCTTCTTCAACACCTTCATTAACTTCAGATACAAAGACATAAGTTTGCAAGACCATTGATTCAGGATTTTCTTTTCCTGTAACCGCAACTCCTTTTGCAAATCCCATATTACCATTTTCTGCTCTAACAATCATCTTTGGATTCTTTAGAGTTAATGGTTCAGATTTTACAAGTTCACCTACATATTCTCCACTAAAAGTCACCACTGTGACTATATCACCTTTTTTCATAATTTTTCCTTATTTTTTTGTGTCAAAGAAACCTGATAAGGTTGCTTGACTATTTGTTCCACGATTTACCATGTTTAAACCTGTTGCCTCTGCTTCTAACTTCTCCTTTAAAGGTGGAGATAAAAGTCTTTTGGCACTTTCAGGTTCTAACATGTTTTGTTCACATACTTTCAGTATAGCAGACATTACATCTGACTTACCATAACGGCATAGTTTCTCTACCTTTTCTGTAAATTCTTTTTTAGATATCATGCTATTGGTGCTCCTTCGTGTTCTATTTCGAAGTTCTCAATCCAATCCATCATAACTCTATAGTAGGCATAGTATGTCTCACTATGACTATCTGTACCACCATATCCGGCACCACCTTCTGAATAAGGTGTTTCTAAGTAATCAATAAGTGCATGACACTCATCTAAGTGGACTTCTGTAAGTTCATCTTCACTTCCTATTTCCAGATACTCCATCATATGTTCGTATGCACTGTCGTATGCATTTTGATGAATCCAATCATCTGATTTGTAAATTATTTTACTCCAGTTCCAATCCTGTTTTAGAGTAAACTTATCTTCTTCATAAAAATTTGCCATTAAGATATCTCCCTTGTTGATTCTTCGACCACAATCGGTCCATAAAATAGATATTCACAATCTGCGGAATCAAATCCGTTATCAAAGAAATATCCTGTTCCCTCTTCTTCGATACTTTCGACAAGAGATTCTTTCTCCTCATCTGTACCTTCGAATTCTAATAACTCAACATCGAATGAACAACCATCCCAACATTCTTGGAATTCATTCTCTTCGAATACTTGTGGTTCAAACCAATCAGTATCTTCCTGATTCATAGCATCTGTTAACCATTCGACCTCTTCTTCGTCTTTTGGTTTAATTAACCACTCACCATTTCTCCACATAGTTTCTGTTTTGATTCTGGTACCTGATTCATCAGTCCAATATTCTAACTCATAGACACTCTTCTTATTTGCACAAGATACTTCATATGTCTTTCCAATTTCAATATTCATATTATACTCCATAAACATTTTTATATTGTTTTCTTAACTGAACTAAATCATCAATGTAGTCTAAAGGATTACATGTAAACAATTGAAATGCATTAAGTCCTTCTACTGCAACTAGAGCAACACATTCTTGTACTGCTTGTCCTGTTAACTCTTCTACCATAAGTGCATATGCAGTCATTTGAATAAACCATGGTTTTGCCATATACTCTTCTTTATACTTACTACTTGTTTTGAAATCTATAATACATAATTGTTCATCGAAGATACCAACACAATCAACACGACCTGCCATTTCCAGATTTGGTGAGAACAAAGGTGCCTCTAAAGCAAGAGGTATAATTTCATCTAAAACAGGTTGCATTGCATTAAACATGCCTCGTTGTAAATCATTCTCTATAATAATATCTTTCTCAGCACGAAGATAGTCTTCTACTAATTGGTGGAAGTTTGTTCCTCGTTTTGTTGCTGATGCTGTAATCTTGTTTGCAGTCTCTTCACCAACTCGTTTTCTCCAGAGTTTAATATGTTCTCTATTTAAGAGACCTGTTACCGTGGTAACTGAAGGATACTTTGCTTCCATACCCTCGAACTGATACATTCTTTTACCGTCTTCACTTACGGTCTTTGCTTGTAGATTTTCTAAATCTGTTATTTCTATAAAATTTTGCATTTGTTTATACATTATACACCTATTTCTTTGTTTTGGATAGTCTGTTTTTGGTTTGCATGTCAACATGTTTATTGACTATCTCTCTGGTCTTAATGTCTTTTGCAGTTTGAACACCAGAAATTTTATCTGCCATGGGAGAAAGTTTATGACCAGATGCAATCTTATTCAGAACATCTTTAAATCCTTGGTCTGTCTTAACTCTATCTCCATGCCCACCGACAATATTTGGTGTTCCTAAGATTACTTGTTTGAGGTGTGGATTGTCTTCTTTGAATTGGTCTAACTTAGTATAAGACATGTTGTGTTCTTCCACTTCACCAGTTTCATTATTTAAAAAATCATATAGGGGCATAATTAACTCATCATAAATTGTGGAATATCTCGTTGAGTCCACTTTGCGAAATCTTTTTTGTATTCGCGGTAGTATTTATGATATGCCTCAATAGAGTTTCCTGGAACTTTGACATCTTCAGGCATACATTGAGGTGGTTCTGACCAAGTACCCAATGTGATATTATCAGGTAAACAATTAAGAATGTTTCTAAGTTTAGTATCAGTTAGGTGTTCTCTCTCATATCTGTATGTGTATTCATCACACAATGCAGTAAACATATCGAATGCATATTGATATTGAATTGCATTCTCACGCACCCACCTGGTAGAAGGATGATTGATATGTGATGCCTTGTATAAGATATCTTCTCTATCGTAATCTAATCTCCACCTTTGAATTCTACGACCACTAGATGCATCAGTGTATTGTTCACCGTCTAACATTCTATGTGCGGTGGATAACATTTGTGCATACTCGATAATCATCTTAACTACATGTTTATCACAATGTAGTTTTGCACTGACTTCGGGTTCTTCGTGTAAGTAAAATAAGTTCATAGTTCCTTAATCTCTTGTAGAATAGATTCTACATTATTCCATGCAAGGTGTCCAACGACATCTTGTGTTATAGGAGTATGGTATGTTATTGCACCTGATTTGTCAACCGTAAAATCTAAGACTGCAAGTTCCCATAATCCATTTTTACCACCATAACTGAAATCGTGTTTTACTACTGAAGCACCATAATCATTATTGAACTTATAACGATGTTGAACACCATTATTAATATAGTCCGTGTTTAAGAGAAACTCTCTATGTTGTTCAATTGGTTTATCATACATTATACTAACTCCTTAATAATACTAACTAATACATTGCCGTATTGTGCAAACCAACCTTTTTCTTCAGTTAAAGCAATACCATATTGGTCTGCTATAAGAAGTGCAGTTGGTGTTTCTAAAAACAAATTACCTGCAAGTGTAAAACCTGCAACACTAATCAATAGTATCATATGGTCATTTGTTTTAAAACTATGTATCATATATCCAAAACAACCTATCATCACTGACGATAGACTATAGATTTCCATATGAAAGTTGCCACTCATTGCAAGTGTAAGTCCAACAAACACAAATACTGTTGAAATGATTTTCAGACCAGTAAGAAACGCATTTGTTATTTTTATTTTTTGTCTCTTAGTCATAATATACTCCTATTAATAGTTCCTCGAAAATTTAATATCACCTTTATAATTTCTTTGATAATGTATTGCACCAACCAAAAACCCAACAGGAAATCCGTGAGTATTACCAGTGCCTAAATTAATAATTTCTTTTACATCACCATACTTCATAACTGCTTGGTCGTTACCTTTTGATTTGAACAATTTAGAAAAAGGCACAAACATCACAACATTGTCTGCAACTTCAAATGCCTTATCTAAAAAATCATCAAATATACTGTAAGGTGGATTAGTAATTATCCAATCAACCTTGCCATTGTAATCAAAGAAATCTTTACCTTCTGATATTTCACACCAATCAACATCATCATCTTCTACAGATAATCCTTTGGTTGCAAGATTATATTCTTGCATTGCTGTATAGAAGGCACTATCACCACGACAAGGTTCTAACATTTTGCCTTGTGGTTCGAAGTGTTCAACTATCCATTTTGCTGTATGATATGGTGTCATGACAACATCTTGTTTTGTTGATTGACCTGTCTTATTAGAATTAGTTGGTTTCATTTGTAAAAGATATGGTCGGTAATTTGTACTGTTTCATTCAATGTTTCTGCCCAATAAGGTTCGACCATAATTGAATGATAGTGTGTTGCACCCTCTGTAATATCTGGATACTTGCCCATAATTACATCTTGTGCAATGAGATACGATTCAAAGAATGTATCAGTGTCTAAAGGTTCATCTGACTTACCATCACAGAACCAACTGAACTGACATTGATTCCTAATTGGAACTAAATTGCCTTTCCAGTTTTCTCTATACTTTGCATCGTATACAACACCACAAATATCTTTTGGATATGCAGAATGTTCCATACGATTGAATACAACTTGTGCAACTGCAACTTTACCTGCAAGTGGTTGATTACCTGACTCGAAGTAAATGTTTTTTGCAAGACAAACTGTCTCACCGTTTTCGTCTGACGCATGAACAAGACTCGGTAATAACATGATAAACATCAGTAATGCACCGAATCCCATGCCGACTAAAAATGCTCTATAAGATTCACTCATCATCTTTCTCCCATGGAAAAGGTTTGTTGATATGCAACCCTACAAAAACCATACTAAACATAATAACCATTAGTAAGGTGCCTCCTAAAAATCCTATTTCCATATTAGCACCCACTCGTCATATGTGCATATGCATCTGGACAATTCAATTCACCACACATACACAAATTACCCTCTTCGATTGGGTCTGGTGCAAAGTCCATGGCATTGGTTGTTCCGTAAAGTGCAAGATTTATAACATCTTCTGCTGATAACTTTCCGTCTGTTTGTTGTGCAATCAGTTTTGCACTTTCGTAATTAAGCGACATATCTTTCTCCGTTGTGGTTCTCACCGTTTCTATTGAAATTATCAAGTATCATGTCAACAACATCTGTTGCCCATATTGATTTACCACCAACATGCCATTGATACTCTTCAGTAGGAATTCTACCGTCTTTCCAATTATAAATTGTAACCGTCTCATAGTTCCAGTCGTCATAGTCAATCTCATCAACAGTATTTGCATCATACCATTTAGTATCTAAGTACCACTCACAATTGACCTTATCATATGGGTCTGCACTTGTGAATGTTGGTGGACCTAAAACTTGACACAACCTGTCATAGGTTGTTGTCTTATATCCTTGCAATGAAGTCCCACCTGATGTCATATCAGGAGAACATACTTCGTAATCTTTTATTATCATATTAAGTCTCCTTTTTTCACTATAGGTATATGGTATCAAAAAGTGATACGCATTGTCAAGCCCTATCGTGGATAAATTGTAAATGTTGTTGCATACTCTTTGATGCAATGATGAGGTGCTCTCCTATAAACACCTGGAATTGATTTGCCTCTATATCTAACCCTCGAAGGATTATTCTTTAGAAAGTCTAAAACAAATTTATGGTTCCTCACAGTCATGGGAAGATTGGCATATTTAATATCGTATAAGTTATCCATCTTAAACAAACCCTCCGTCTCTTGGAGTTCCTGCAATTGCACCTGAACAATAACCAGGTCCGTACATGAATCTATCACCCATTTTAAGAACAGGATAACCCTCTATTAGATTACCTCTTGCTTTATTAAGAGCAGGTGAATTCCACCCAGCAGAGAGAAGAACATCTCCCTCTTTGAAATTTGGATTTGCTTTGTTGATGAAACCCCATACAGAAGCACCACCACCATTTGAATTATCATAAGATATTATTTTAATATACTTACGACCCGCTTTAGCACCATAATAAGCACCATCTTCGGCACAATGAGGCCACCTTTTGTTTTTAACTTCAGTCAATTCTGCACAAAGTTGGTCTACATATTCGTTTAAGTCTTTCATAATTATCTCCTTTTTCATTATAGGTATATGGTATCAAAAAATGGTACGCATTGTCAACCCCTAGAAAACTGGTGGGATGGGAACTCAAACAAACATCGTGTTTGAAATTGTAGATTTTGTTTCTATCGTTCCCTGTCCCTACCCGAGGTTATTAACCCCCTATTATATTTCGTATGGTAAATGGTCTTCTACTATCTCTTTGACTTTCTTTTCAGAGTACCAAAGACCACTGAACATTGATTCAGTTCCATCTTCCCATTGAACATAGTATCTCTTATAACCGAATGGTCTATCTGAAAAGATTTTAATAGTTCCGTATGATTCTACTAATACTCTCATGCAAGTAATCCCTCATTTAAATCTAAGAACTCTAAAACAACCTCTCGTTCATTGGTCTTCAGGTCTTTAACACTCTGTAAACCCCATGTAGTTCCGATAGTTGTGAGTCTATTGCCGGCAACGACACAAGTATTCCACTTTGCATCATCTTTAGCAAAGACTTTGTTCTCTTCTGCTTGTGTAATCATTTCACGACCTAGTTTGACCAACTTCATTGTTGTTTCGTCCATGCTAAACTCCTCTGTTTATTATTTAACAGTGTCTAGTATACTAAAAAGTGGAGGGTAATGTAAAGGGGTTTTATAAACTTTTTTGAATTTCGTCTAATTCTTTTAGTTTCTTGTTGATGATATCCACTCTATTTGGCCAATAGATATAATCCTTATCTGAATCCTTTGCAAGATTCTCCAACAATGGTCTTACAAAGTTATCCAATTTGTTGATTACATCCGTTGCAGTTGTAGTCTTCTCAATTATCTTTGTATCAATGGCAGCAAGTTCATCTGCATCCATCGCGGTAAAACCGAAATCGTTATATTCTGTAGTCATACTATTATTTAGTAAATCTTTCCATGTCCCTTAGAGTTTCTTTATCACTTTGTACTGACTGGTAGTTTGCATGTGCCTGTAGGGTTACATCTGCAATCTCGTAATCTGGATAAGATGTAATCAGTTTGTAAATCAGACCTGCAACATCTTGGTGTTTGACACTAGGTAAACTTTCGTCATTAAGAAGACCAAGATTAAGTGTGGTCATTTTATATCTCTTATTGGAATTGTATTGTAGATTGTTTGCAAGGTGATTGAGTTGTGCTTTCTCACTTGCATACATATAACCTTTTGATATGTTTGGTTGACTTGCACGACTGGAGATATTGATAATGTATTTTGTCTTCTCACCTTCCCACGCTTCATGTGCAATGGATAGAATCTTTGCTTGGTCTTCATGTGCAAGATTGATTAGAACATCAGCAGGTTGATAACCACCGAATACCCAACAGTTCCTTCCATTCATTGTTATGTCTTCACAACGAATCGGGTCTACTCTAAAGGTGTTCCCTAAATGGGGTGTTGCTTCTAGTGTGTCTTTAATTATCTTTGCAAGACCACTACTTCCTGTTATTGCTATTCTCATAATATTCCTTAACTATATCAAATGACGGTTTTCCAAATAGTGAACCGTCTACACTACATTTATTACAAGGTGAATGACTTCTATCACCTTTCATTAATCTCTTACGAATCTTTGTCATAGGTTTAGAGAACCATACATCATGTAAAGATTGTTGTAAAAGATTACCTACAACATGTTCTCTTCCCCAATCGTTAGAACAGAACAATACATCTCCGTTCCAATCGACAAACATTTTATAGAATGGGTAATGACATGGTTTGCCTTTTAGATTCTCTACAGTATCATCTTCAACACCAACCCAATCTACTACACCACTTCTATTATTTAGTATGAGTCCGTGTTTCTCAAAATCTCCCCAATGCATTCTGAACTTATACTTATCTGTTGGTATATCTGCCCACAATAACATGTCTTCAAACTTATCCATCTGTTCTATACCATCGTACAGATTAATATAGATTAAATCTAAACCTGAATTGTGTATAAGTCCTTCAAGGTATTTGTGGTCAAGTTTATCTCCGTTAGTATTACACTCTAATGTTGCATAGGGTAATTCTGTTCTGAATATCTTTACTATCTCTATGAAGTCTGGATTAAGGAGATTCTCTCCGAATCCACTGAATGATATCTTACCTTGAAAGTTATTCTCTCCCAATTCTTCTGCAATGATTAATGCACCCTTAGTTGTAAGGTGTAGATTTCTATTAGGGAATACTTTAGGGTCATGTCGAGGACAAAACACACAGGTTCTATTACAAAGTTCTGTTGTGTTTATCTCTACAGTGAGAATAGAATCTAAAGGTTCACTTGTCTTAACTTTATCCCAATGTTTCTTTTCCTGTTCTCTTCTATGTTCCAAGAAATCATATTGGTCTACTGCCTGAATCGGAATGTTTCTATTATCCGACATGAACTTCTAAATATCTTTCTGTATCTGGTTGGTCTTCTGGCACATATTGAAACTCTACAGTATCACCATTATCTAAATTACACCAGTCTTGTGGTAATAGAATAAATTGTGGGTCGTCTTCTCTGTTGATAAGACAAGACCTAGGGTCTCCGTTCTCTTTGTAATTATAGAGTAGAACTTCTCGTGCCTCTAATGTCTCATTGATACGAGAACAAGGATAAGATATTGCACTGATGTAGAAGTTCTCTTTCTTCTTACTATCTAACTTCTTAAATAGATATGCTGATTCTCTGAATTGTAAACCAAGAAAGATTGTAAGGTCTTCTGGTAAATTGAACCTGAGCAGATTCTCTTCAAAGTTTTTCTCTGAATAGATTCTGCTTACTTGGTCTTTATTGAATTGTGAAACTGTATACTTTCGTTTAGAAGTATCCACCGTCTCTGACATCATCATCACCATCTTTTTTCTCCTCATCACTTCGAGTATTGTCTGTTTCAGATGCACTGATGAAATCACCGTCTTCTTGCAATGATGCAATAAACGATTCTGTTTGTTCTTCGAACTGGTCAATCATTTCTTCTTTAGTACCAGATAATTCGAAACCTAACTTATCACCCTCTTCTTGCACTTCTGCTTTAGAACTGTTTTCTAATTCTGACCTTGAAGGAATTGTAATCTCTTCATACTCTTCCTCTGCTTCATCTTCTATGATGTTGACTTTTGCATTAACTGATGCTAGAAGTTCTTCTTCAGTATCAAAGGTTGGAATAGTTTTCTTCTCTTCTTCTACTGGTGCAACAATGTTTTCAGGTTCACTTACTTGTGCCTGAATGTTTGGTGCATTACCACCTGAGATAACAGGTTTAGATGTGACTTGTCCTGTAGAAGGAACTGGTTCTTCGTTGACATCTTCTAATGCTTCTTCTGGTGAAACACCATTGTAAAACATTTCATCATCTACGAAGTCTGCATCTTCATCAAAAGACTCATCATCGAAACCTACTGTCTCTTCTTCTTTTGCGAAGAGTTCATCTGCCTCTGCAACCTCATTAACCTTTTCTACTTCGTCATAGAATGATTCTGTAGTTATGCCATGTGGTCTGAACTGTACATTATCTTGTA